CTTGGCTTCGGGGCTTGCGTATCAGCTTTCGCTCAAGTTTGCCCCGGATCGGACGGCTGCGCTGAAGGCCATCTACGAAGAAGACTTCAACCGGGCTGCGATGGAGGATCGGGACACTGCCAGCGTGCAGTTTGTGCCCGACATGGGGTTCTAAATGGCCTACGCAAGTGGCAAATTCTCCTACGGTCTCTGCGACTACTGTGGTCAACGGTACGAATACAACACCCTGCGTAAGAACTGGAAGGGGTTCATGGTGTGCCCGGACGATTACGAGCCGAAAGAGCCCCAATTGGAGCCTTTGCGGTACCGCGGAGACGCCATTGCGCTGCGCGATCCGCGCCCAGACCGCATTGAACCCGTCTCGGTGTTCGTTGGAGCGCCTGGTTTTACGGCTTTTCAGAGCTATGGATCGGTCCTTAACACGGCTGATATGCGTCCGTATGTGCTAGGACAGGCGCTGATTGCCTTGGGTACGGTCGGATCGGTCACGGTGACGGTCACATGAACTACAGCGAGCTCGTTACGAACATCAGAAACTACTCCGAAGTGGGTAGTAACGTCTTTACGGATGCCGTAATCAACAACTTCATCACTTTCGCGGAGAATCAGATCCTCCGCGAGATCGATTTGGACGTTTTTAAGCTCGAAGTCAGTGGAAACATGACTTCCGGCAACAAATTTCTGACCGCCCCGAGTGACATCCTCACTCATCGTTACATGATGATCACCTCGGGCAGCGATCAGATCTTTTTGGACTTCCGTGACACTTCCTTCATGAAGGAATACTGGCCCAACGGGGCCAGCACGGACGTCCCCAAGTACTATTCGGTGTGGGACCAGAACACGTTCTACATTGCGCCCACCCCGAATGCGAACTTTGTGGTCGAACTTGGCTACATCTACCGCCCTGCGCAGCTTTCGTCGACCAATACGACGACTTGGATCAGCAATAACGCCCCGGAAGCCCTGTTTTATGCCTGCATGATTCAGGCGTACAGCTACACTAAGGGGCCGCCGGAGATGATGCAGTACTTCCAGAACTCGTACCGTCAGGCGATCCAGGGTCTCGGCATCGAGCAGCAGGGACGCCGCCGCCGCGACGAGTACCGTGATGGTATGATCCGCATCCCGGTTAAATCGGAGTCGCCCGGCCCATGATCACTGTAGAAATGCCCGGACTAACGAACGGCGTGCAGGTCGTGACCACGGACTCCCGTGGTTGGGCGGCCGACGAGCTCGCTCAACGGGCCGCGGACAAGATCATTTTCGTCGGTGACCAGTCACATCCGGTCATTCAGGCGCAGGCGCGGGTCTTCAAGGACCGCGTCAAGCATGTGGTCGCCTTCTATCTGAAGGAGGCCGTCGAGCAGGACCGTGCCACGATCGCCCAGCGCCTTCGTGAAGCGGGGCATCCAGAGCTGGTTCATCTGTTAGGAGAATAGAAATGGCATTTTCAGGCAACTTCATGTGCACCAGCTTTAAGGTAGAGCTGATGAAGGCGGTGCACAACTTCACCAACGGAACGGGCAATACCTTTAAGCTCGCGCTGTACGACAATAGCGCCTCGTTCACGGCGGCGACCACGGCATATACGGCCACCAACGAAGTAGCGAACTCCGGTACCTACTCGGCGGGCGGCGGTACCTTGACCAACGTCACCCCGACCTCGAGCGGCACCACGGCCTTTACGGACTTTGCGGATCTTTCGTTCACGAGCGCGACGATCACGGCCTATGGCGCGATGATCTACAACGACTCGGCAACGGGCGATCCGTCGGTCTGTATCCTGGACTTCGGTGGGGCCAAGACCTCGACGAACGGCACCTTCACGATCATCTTCCCGACGGCAGACGCGACCAACGCGATCATCCGCATCGCCTAAGTAAGAGGCGGAAGTGACCGATGCCGTCGTTGCCTTCCAAGGGTGGAATGCTTCTGGCGTAGGCTGGGGCGACGATCCTTGGGGTGAGAGCCTCGCGGCACTTCCGACGGGGACGGGCCAGGTTGGCTCTGTCACTATTGCGGCTGACGCCAACGTCAGCCTTACGGGCGTTTCTGCGACAGGGCAGGTTGGTACCGTCACCGTTACGGCGGGGGCGAATGTCTCGGTTACGGGGCTTCAGGCAACGGGCTCTGTGGGCTCGGTCCTGGTCACTGGCACGGCCAATGTCAGCCTTACGGGGGTTGAGGGAACCGGCGAAGTCGGCACCGTTACGGTTAATGCCGGGGCGAATGTCTCGGTTACGGGGCTCCAAGCCACCGGCCAGGTTGGCTCCGTCACGATTGCCGCGGACGCTAATGTCAGTCTCACGGGCGTGCAGGCCACGGGTGCGATCGGCACGGTACAGATCGCGGGCGACGCCAACGTATCTGTTACGGGGCTGGAAGCCACGGGGGCCGTCGGCTCTGTTACGGTCACCGTCGGCACTGATGTCCTTGTCACGGGCGTCTTTGCCACGGGGGCCGTCGGCTCCGTTAGCATTACCGGCACGGGAAGCGTAACGCTTACGGGGGTTCAGGGAACCACGGCGCTTGGCGCTGTAACGATTGTTACCGAGCAAAACGTGCCCGTCACCGGGGTGTCTGCCACAGGGCAGGTTGGCTCGGTTACGATAGCCTCCGACGCCAATGTCCCCCTGGTGGGGGTCTCTGGGACGGCCCAGGTGGGATCAGTACTTGTCTGGGGCGTGATTAATGACAATCAGACGCCTAACTGGCAGAATGTCGATGACGCACAGACACAGAATTGGGTCATAGTCAACGACGGAAACACGGTGGTTTGGACTCAGATTTCGACGTAAAGGGACACTCACATGCCTAGTTCGTATTCAACAAACCTGAAGATCGAGCTTCAAGCGACCGGCGAGAACTCCGGCACTTGGGGTACGATCACCAACACCAATCTCGGCACCGCGCTCGAGCAGGCCATCATCGGCTATGGCAACCCGAACTACCTTTCGGATGCCAATCTGACGTTGACCTACACGGACACCAACTCGGCACAGACTGCCCGTGCGCTGGTATTGAACGTCACTTCCGCGCTGAGTTTGACGGGGACTCGGGAGCTCGTGGTCCCGACGATCCAGAAGCAGTACATCGTCCAGAACAACACGACCGGCGGCCAGAGCATTACGGTCAAGACTTCGGCGGGAACGGGCATCACGGTCCCGAACGGCCGCAAGGCGCACCTTTACGTCAACGGCACCGACGTCATCTACATGGATGACTACGTGGACATCAACGGCGGTGCGATCGACGGCACGCCCGTTGGCGCAAACAGCGCCTCGACGGGTGCGTTCAGCACGCTTTCGGCGACGGGCAACGTCAACTTTGACGGCGGCACGTTCACCTTTAACGACTCTGGGGCGGACAAGGACTTCCGGGTCGAGGGCGACACGGATGCGAACCTGCTCTTTAGCGATGCGTCGACCGATCGGATCGGCATTGGCACGAACACCCCGGCGAGCAAGCTGGACGTCAACGGCACGATCACCGCGACTGCGGTCAACACGACGACGCTCGATCTAACCAACCTTGAAGTGACGAACATCAAGGCGAAGGACGGCACGTCGGCCGCGAGCATTGCGGACTCCACCGGCGTCGTGTCCTTCACGGCCAACCCGATCCTCTCCGGCGGCACGGCGAACGGCGTCCTGTACCTGAACGGCAGCAAGGTGGCGACGAGTGGGTCGGCGTTGACCTTTGATGGGACGAATTTGGGTGTCGGTGCGGCATCTGGAACATCAAGCGGATATGCGACAGCGCCTCAATTACTAAACTACAGCGCATCAGCAACAAATCTGCTGAACGCAAGCGACACCTCTTCAATTATCCGTTCCGCGGCTTACAGAGATACTACCGGCGGCGGCATTATCTCAATGGCAAAGTTTCGCGGCACTTATGCGTCACCCACCGTCGTTCAATCTGGCGACACATCTGGCCGACTTTTTTTTGATGTATGGGGAGGCTCTAATCTTCGTCGCATCGCAGAAGTTGGCGCGTTGGTAGACACTTATACAAGCGACACCAACATTTCTGGAACGCTGTACTTTGCAACATCAACTTCTGGAAACTCATCGTCAACCGAAAAGATGCGGCTTACCGCTGCTGGAGACCTCGGCATCGGCACGGCGAGTCCGGCTGCGAAGTTGGATGTGACTGGTTTTGCAAGAACTACGACAGGCGCTGTGTTTCAAGGCGCAAGCAATCTTGCGAGTGGCGCAGGGCTTGAAGTTGGATACAACACAGGAAGTTCATATTCGTTTTTGCAATCGTATGACCGTACTGGCTCTGCATATAGAGCAATCCGACTTGTTGGAAGTACGATTGACTTTGACATTGCCAATAGTGTCAAAGCAACTATAGACTCCTCCGGCAACCTCGGCATCGGCACGGCTACTCCGGGGTCTTATTTGAGCGGAACAGCAAAACTTGTTGCTTACGCTAATGCCAATTCACAAAACAGCATTCTTGTAAGAAACGACAGTAGTGGTGCATCGGCATCTTCTGCTATTGCTTTAAACGCCGCTGGAAACACATGGGGCATTGAGATTGGCTCTTCAGCCAAAAACAGTAACGCGCTTACATTCCAATTGGATTATGGTGGGGCTAACTCCACCAAGATGACTCTCGACACATCCGGCAACCTCGGCCTCGGGGTCACGCCGAGTGCGTGGGGAAGCGTTTGGAAAGCGCAGCAGTTACAGGTTGGTGCGTTTATTGCGTCACAAACAAATGCCGACGATATTATTCACATAGGAACAAATGCATTCGCTAACTCTAGCAATGCTTGGACTTACATAAATACCGCCGCTGCTACTCGGTATCAGCAATATCAAGGCGCGCATTCTTGGTACAACGCAGCCTCCGGCACCGCAGGCAACACCATCTCGTTCACGCAGGCGATGACGCTTTCCGTGACGGGAGCAAATAGCAACAACACCACTCTAAATCTGCGAGGAGGGGCGGGAGGCGGCTCTGATGTTGCAAAGATTGACTTTGAGCGTGATGGGACGGGGGTTCTTGGCACTATCCAATTGCAGCGTGATGGAGGTAATGGAGCAGGTGCGCTTCAGTTCTTCACAAACAATGGGTCTAGTAACTCCGAACGCGCCCGCATCACGAGCGGGGGGAATTTGCTGGTTGGAAAAACATCGGTAGGCTTTACAGCCGGTGTTTCAGTAGAGGGAATAGGCGTTGTAAATTCCAGTAGAGACGACGGCCCTTCTGGATATTTCAATAGAAACACCGCTGATGGAACCATTGTTGTTTTTGTCCAAGACGGAACAGAGGAAGGCTCTATCTCGGTTAGCGGCAATACTATCTCTTACAACGCCTTCGCGGGGTCGCACTGGTCGCAACTGCAAGACGGCAGCAAGCCGGACATTCTGCGCGGCACGGTAATGGAGTCCATCAACGAACTTTGTGTGTGGCCGGATGAAAGCAACGAGCGTCTGCCCAAGTCCAAGGTCAGCGACACCGCTGGCAGCAAAAAGGTCTACGGCGTGTTTATGGCGTGGGACAACGACTGGACTACGACAAACGATATGTATGTCACGGCGGTCGGTGCGTTTATTTGCCGCGTCAATGCAAGCGTCACGGTGCAGGAAGGTGACTTGCTAGAATCCAACGGCGACGGCACGGCGCGTGTCCAAGCGGACGACATCATTCGCAGCAGCACCATCGGAAAAGTTACTAG